TATTATGTATCTCTTTAAGCTCTTCATTATTTAACGTTCCGTTTGTAATGTATCTATTACTTATACCAGACTCCATAGAGGCTAATCTTCTAAGCAATTGAATAGCACTCATTTCGTAAGAAAATATAACAGTTGGCGTTTTAGTATATTTAGCAGCATTATAGGCAAGAGCAAGCGCAAAGCTTGTCTTACCCATAGATGATGCACCTCCTACTATAATTAAATCAGTTTCTTGCCATCCGCCTGTAAATTTATCTATGTCTATAAATCCTGAAGCTATACCTAGCAACCCATCAGTATTCATTCTAACTTCTATATCATTTAGAAATTCTCTGATTTGTGTATTTATATCGCCAAGTTTTTCAGGAGTACCTATAGATAATTTAGAAACTTCTGAATTTAATTTACCTACAATTAGCTCTAACTCTTCTTGATTTGATAATTGATTATTTACATTTTGCACAATACCAAAAAGTGTTCTCTTTTGAAAGTTTTCTGTTAAAACAGCAATACATGTCGGCATTTCTGTAAAACTAAAAGCTTTATCAGCCATTATAGATAATTGATATGCTACGTTTTCTCCAGTTAGTAATTTGCTAACAGTAAGAATGTCTATAATTCTATTTTTACTTTTAAGGTTTTTTATAGCAATATATGTAGATTTATTAAAGGGATTTTCAAATAAATCTTCATGCAATAAATCAAAATATTTATCTATTAATTCATTGTTTACTATTAACTTACCTAAAAGTATTTCTTCTATATCGTCGTTTTCATACATAATAATTTTTTTGTTGAACAAATATATAATTATTCATCATATTTACGTTGTGCATCAGACCTATCTTCTAAATAATTTTCTTTTTGAATTTCTTCATATTCATAGTCCTCTATTGCTGCGCAACCTTCGCCGCATTCATTGCAACGTTCTTCAGTTTCATCAAGACTTGCGCCACAACAATTGCTTACTAAATCATATCCATAACCGTCGTCTATAGAATTACTTAATTTCCATTGATCGTATGTCATTTTATTATAATTTCATTTTTAGTTAACATCCATTGACAATGTTCAGGACGATGACCCATTTCTTTTAATAAATCATCAACCTCTGTATCGGTTATTCTTTTATTCATTGTATATATGTATGTAATGTTTTTATTAAAATTTAATACTACCAACTTCATGATTGATTGTTTTTAAGCCATTTTAGAGCTCCTAAGACAGCTTCGTCTTTTCTAGGTATATCATCCCTATCGTTAGCGTCAACATGTGTTACAAGGTCTAATATTACTTTTCTAGCCTGTTTTAGCTGGCTAGTATTAATTTGACTCATTTGAAGCTGGTGTAAATCCTCAAAGAATGTTTTGTTTATTTTTTCTTTATTCATTATATTACTGGTATTGTTCTTAATTCTCTATATGTAGTAGACATAGCGCCACCATCGTTACCTTCGTCATCCATCATTGGAGTTATCCAATGTCCATTATCTAGTAAAATAGATATTGGTCTTTTATGCCACAAATTAGTTTCCATTTCATCTATAGAAATGTATTCTATTTTTTTAATTTTTCTACCAACTAAAAGTTTAGCAATTTTTTCTGTCCAGTATTGTTCTACTGGTTTTCCGTCAATTTTATATTCACTCATTTTATTATTTTTTAAGATGATGCCCAGCCTACAAAGTAAAAACCTTTAACGCCTTTTTTACCTTTATAGCCTCTGCTTTCTTTAATTTTTTTTAATACTGTTCCTGTTATTTCTACACAAATACAATCATATTTGTTCATATTATTAAGCATTTTATCTTCCCATTTATTAAAAGATTTTGTTCCGTATCGTGGATTATCATTACGCATTCTAAAGCCGTCTGTTGTAGATATTGTGCCGTTATATGGATCATGTCCATATTCGTATTCTGCTTCTTCTACTAAGCTGTTATACGCTTCTGATGCGTTTTCGTATTTACCTACTGCTAAATTTTCAAAACTCATTGCTCCCATAATTTTATTATTTTATTTATTATTATTATTAAGAATAGTAAAAGGGGGCCGAAGCCCCCTAATTTTATTAGTATGCTTTTAGAAATTTAAAAGCTTTTTCATTCATTTTACCACAAGATCCTGTTAGTATTGATTCTTGTTGTCCGTTTTCTCTATTAGGAGCTGATTTTTTATGTGTAGTATATTTTGTTACACCATTAAATACACCCCATTTAGTGTGAGATATTCTACTCATTTCAGCATCTATACATGTTGTTATATCATGTATCATATTATACTTTCTAGAGGAAATATCTTCATCTTTTGCTAATTTGTCTGTATTAAACAAATAATCAACTAAATCAATTATAAGGCTTGGACTAGCAGATTGCTCAGCAAAATCTTTTAAATCAGCAATTTTATCATACTGATCTGTAAAGTTAATTATATTAGGCAATTCTTTTACTTTGTTTTGTATAGATTTTGTATGTCTATAACCAGAAAAAGCATTACCTGATAACCATGCAAATTGATTTTGACAGAATATAACTTTATTCATAAAGCCAAATTTTAATGATGTTGTACCATCATGTCCATTAATTGCATAAATATATTCTTGTGTAGTTTGTCCTCCGATAACATTTATATTATCAGGACGCTTCATTTGAACTACAACTTTTCTACCTCCATTTAAAGGTATTGCTTTTACAATATCTAATTCATTGTCTTCTGCAATTTCTTGCATAGTTTCTATAATTGTATGATTTTGTGTAGGCTCGTAACCGTCTGATACTGTATTGAATACTTCACCCGTATCTTCTCTTACTATACCGTAGTATGGTGTAGAACATAAGCCGTTGTTTGCTCCAGGTGTACATTGGCCTGCATACATTAGTGGCTTTTTAACTACTTTCCAGTTAAGTCCATTTTGTTCTAAGATTTGTTCTGTATTAAGCATAATCTAATTCTATTTTAGTTAATAATTCTTCTGGTGTACCGTGAAAGATTTCTATTGCATCGCTTTCATATC